TTCTTCTGCTGGGGTAAGAGCTCATTAAAGTTCTTGCCCATCTTGAAGAACTCGCCTCGCATCTTTTCAATGCCCTTGGCAGGATCCTTAGCCATCAGCTTAAATTGCTCCATGGCGTTAAGGTTCCACCCCATGACTGCATTTAACTTAGACACACTTTCAATGGCATCCTCGAAATTCATGAACTTGTCCATGATTCCTGATAGGGCTTTTGTCTCAATTCCCAAACGACCCGCATATGTCGCCAGCTTCGACATTCCCTCTACACCCAAATGGGTAAAGTGCTCTATTTGGCCGGCCATTTCACTCACAGCACGTGCTAGCACCTTAGCACTCATATTAAATGCCTTTGCCATATGCTGGGTGTGTTTTGTCAGATCAGTCAGCATACTCTTCATAGACTTGCCCGAATGATATGCTAGCTTACCTAAATTCGCGAAGCCCTCAGCAGTAAGTCCCAACCCCTTCTTAAACCTAAGAAGATCAGGCATGCTCTTCTTAAATTCAGCCATAACAAACTTGAACTGCTGACCGAATGCCTGGGCCATTTCTAGAGCGTCCTTCATAGCTGCAGCGACGCCCTCTCTGCCGCGGCCGTATATTCTTCTCAGCTGGAGGCCGGTTCCGGCGTGTGCTCTAAACTCTTTTCTAATCTTTTTAGAAGCATGGTAAAGAGCGTTCGCTTCTCCGGTGGCAAACGTACCAAACTCCTTTCGAATCTCCTCCATCGCGACTTTGATGGGATTTGGACCACCGCCACCACCCAGCATTCCAATCAACCCATCAAGCATCTTAAACGGAATCGATAAAATTGACTTTCCAATACTGAAAAATCCTTTCATAACACTGCCGGTTAGACTTCCTAAAGCCTGCATCTGAGCTACAGCTGTCTGAAAACCTGACACTAATCCAGAAAAGAATCCGACTGCGGCAACCTGACCTGCAGTCAACTCTTTTTTTACTTTTCGTGTACCTTTGGCTGCTTCGCTAGATTTTGCGCCTAGACCTTGAGCGCTGTTCTCCATTTGCTTGCCCATAGTAGTCGCAGATTCAGCAGCTTCGTCCATGGAATCACGAATATCATTAATCCGGTCCTGCATTCCCTCCAGTTGCTTGCACTCCAAAGCCTTACACAGCTCGGCGGCCATCTGCACCTGTCCCTGCAATGAGGTCTGTTGATTTTGAAGTAAAGTAGAGCGTTGCTGCAGAACCTGATTAATCTGCTGCTGAGTTTTAAGTTGGTTCTTAAGTTCCTGACTCTTGGCCATGGAAGTGCTCCTGGATCTCTACACTGGTTTTAGATAAATATACCTACGACCCATTTTTCACAATTAGAGAAGCCAGGATATGCCAACTACTGCCTCGAAATTTCTAGCGGCTTTTTCTTTAATAATCAGAAGGTCTTTGATATCAGAGAAAGAGGTGTCCCTATTAGCCAATGCCTCATACAAAACTTTAGAAGCATCAATAACGCCCTCTGTAGCAGAAACGCGATCAGGCGATCCGTAAATAGTGGCGTCTGTTGTTTTCCCTAGGATGCATGCTGCAGCCGTTGCATAGAATTTTTTGATTTTTTTGTTATTATTCTGCATTGATTTCTCCTACAAATAAGTATTACGTACTACGTAAAACGTCGGAGCTTAGCAGGAACTTGTGACCGGGCTCGGCCCTCCATTGCTCTTGCGTCAGGAGAGTTCATGTGAGAAGCTCGAGTTGAGGCACCCTCGCGTTTATTCGAATCTTTAATTTCTTTATTCAGGCGCTCAAGGAACCACATTCTCTTCCAGACAGGAAGATGACAAAGTTCCACATAAGAAAACCCAACATGATACATTAAGATCCAAAAATGCTCTAGAACATGTTCCTTATCAGTCGGCGTCAGGCCAAAAAAACGAGGCACCCATCGGGAGCCGTACCTCCGAGCCGTCTAAGCAGTGGGGACATGTCATCCAAGACGTCATGTCAATACCTGGCTCGCTATCATCAATATGTCGACGAAGAGCCAACGAATCTTTCGCAGGCATATTTCTAATAAACAACCCAATCTTTGTTCTATCATTGATCCCTTCAATAGCAACAATGGCATGCTTAAGTCTAGACGTTATTAGATTCTCACCTTGCTGGCCGGTCTTTCGCTGTCTATCTGTAGTCTGAAGAATTTCTTGCTCATCTTTTCCTGTCAAGAACTTAAATCTCACTAATTTATTTGTCATTGGCAGAGTAAATTCAAATAAATTTGCGCCTTCGGCGACAGGATTAATTGACAATCTATCGATTTTAAGAGAAGTCAAATCAAACGTCTGCTTAGATCTTTCCGAACATGCAGGACAGTCTACTTCAACAGAATAATCTGATCCATAACCGGTTACTCTAAGGGCTGTCATGATAGCATTTCTGTCACCCACTAACATGTTATCAGCTTTGATCTGCTTATCAACAAGACACGATTCTAATAGATGACTAATGACTGTGCCTTTCTTAATAAGTGCCCTAGAAGTTAGAATATCTTCTTCTCTAGCTGTCATAGCTCTAATCTCTACTGTCTCCAATCCATGAAGTGCATCCTCTACAGGATATACCACACCATTCGATGGAAGAGGCACAGCTTCAACTGGGACTTCAAATCCAAAATCATCTTTCATTACATTTCGGGTGGGCATTGCGTTTGCCATGGCACCGAAAACTTCATTTCTTGCTTCGCGCTCGTTTTGTTCAGACATTATTTCCTCTTTTAAGATACCTCAGACATACCAGCCTGCTTCTGTTAAATATCACCTTAAAAAAATTTACGTAAAATTGATCATTGGTAAATCAATTAGTTGTAATTGATGATTCTTTAAATCATATAACATTATGCTGTGTGTGTTAACGTATAAACGTCTAGGCGTTTCTTTTAGCATGTAGGTGGTTTAACCTATGATAGGTCTTAAAAGTTCCTCTAAGATCACACTCTGTTACTCCTGGGTTAATGCTGCTGTTATGCTAAAACAAAAAAACCCTGGTACCGAAATACCAGGGTCTTAAAGTTAGATGTCTAAAATTTAAATTAGTACTGAAGCACGCAGTTATCAAACCGAAGAGTAAGAGAGACATCGGCGGGATCCTCGGAAGCGTAGTCCAAGTCACCAAACGTAGCATTAGTCATGAAACAACCCTTAAGGTCCCAAAGCTCAACCACTGTACCAACAGGATCAAGAAGCTTAATTTGACAGTCTCTTTTGTAGAAGTCAGCATAACCTGCACGTCCAGAAACTGACTCGAAATGTGTTCGAACCCATTCCATTACCTGCTGCGCTCCGGAAGGAGCGATCGGATCATGAAGAGTTACTGTGATCGCATCGAACTTAGTTTTCCCTGCAAGATATCGTGTGTGATTCATATATGAAATTTCCTGCTCACCCGTATTGATCGTTGGGCGTGCAGCTGTCTTCATTAAAAACGCGTCAAGTCCCTCAACTGCAAAGACCCATCTAAATTTACGTTTGGGCTCAAATTTGTTGGGTAGCATGTCGCTAACTGAAAGTGTTTCTGCCATTCTAAGAACTCCTGTTTAGTCTCTCTAAGTTAAATATCACCTAACTTGGATTTTTATATACCTGAACCTGCATTTGTCACCACAAAGTCCAATGCGATGAACTCGACCGAACGTGTGGGTTGCAGGAATACCTTGCCTCTAATTGTATTATTCTCAACATCCGCTTGTGTTGTTGTTGATGTATCGATCTGAACTCTGAATCTGTCTAGACCCTGTTGAGCTTGAATTCTGGCCAATATTGGTTGAACTCTTCCGGAGAACCTGGCTAAAACTTCTGCACGATTCGGCTCAAATAATATCGTATTGCCGATCGCCTTAACTTGACGTCTGATCTCTATGAGAAGACGTCTAACATTAACCCTATCCAAAGAATTTTGGGCGGCAAGAAGAGTCTTCTGTCCGAAAACTACAACACCTTGTGAGTCTGGGAAACTGGTGATTGGATTAATGTCCTGATCGTACAATGTGTCCATGTTTCCTTTTGAGAGCTTTACGTGTGTCTCTATCGAAGTAGCCAGGGCGCCTCTAGTAAAACCAGCGGGAGCAAACCAGGGATGTGCAACTGCATCGTTCAAGGCAAACGCACCCAAAACTGAAACTGAGGGAGGACACTGAACATTAGTTGAAGTGTGCGGATCAGTGATGTAAGTGTCAGGGAAATAAGTTGCAGCAAACGACGAGTCAATGTTTCGATTGCTCATTTCCTTCGCGGTGTTGCCCACGTGTACCTTAACTATCTCGCCATCGGCGGAAACTGATCCCGTTACTCTTTGTCCTAACTCATCGAATTCCTCAAGATCCATGATCAGCATCGCGTCGAATCTATTCTCAACTGTT